TTGTGTATTCTAGTGTTGCTCCAATCTGCACTAATATAATACGTGTCTACTTTACCCATTTCATTAGGTCTTCCTGCCCTTACCCTCTCTACAGGAACGTGATAGATTTCTGCTATTTCTGTACGTGCTTGATTCCAAATCACGTGAATAGCATATGCTCCTTGTAATTTAAAATCAAAAGCTATCTTCTTAACAACCTGATGTACGCTTTCTTTACCGTTAGCGTTATTCATAAATTTCTTCAATTTAACGTACATATCTAAATTGTCTTGATAATCTTCGTCTACTATAATATCTTCACCTGCTATCATTTCAGCAGTTGCGTTTATGATTGCTGCGTGTGTTGAAGAGTTGTAGTATAAGTCTATTAAGAACTGTGGGTAAGCGTTCTTCCAGTTTTCTGTACCGTATTCAATATATTCTTTACCTCGCACTTCTTGTACTTGCGGTGCTGTTTCTGTTTCTAAGTTTACTTGTAAAATATTGTCTTTCATAATTAATCTTGTTCTGACCAGTCTGATCCGTTTAGTATATCCATAATAGATGAATAATCATATTCCGTTTTGCCTTCTAAAAAACTAGGCGTTTCACCTTCAAATTTAAGTAAAAATTCTGAATCATCTAATGAATATCTTAATGTACTAGCAGATGTTTCAAGCACCTGGCTAAAGTCTATATTTGATAATTCTGATGATGGTATAATTACATATTTCATTTTAGTTTGCTTTATATGGTACACTTTTTGACCATGTTGGTGTGTTTACTAATGTTCCATTAAATCCATTACCTGAGCTGTCTACAGCAACAGTTCCTGAGCCACTATTGAATTGATAATATCCTTTTAATCTTGTCATTGCTTGTTAAGTTAACAGGCTCTCTATCAGCTACGTAAACTCGAGATACAGGCATAACACCTGCAAATATTCCTACTTCAGCTATATTACCATTAAAAAAAGCCCCATCTTGTGTATTCTGACCAATATCTGCAAGGCTTGGTGTTCCTGTAAAGCTACCTAATCCTGTAGCTGTTTGTTTTAATGTACCATCTAAATATATTTTGACTTCATCTTCAGCTGTTTCCCAGGTTGCCATTACATGATGCCACTTACCATCTGCTTCAATAGCATCTGTAAAGGCTACAACTTTTGCTGTTCCATTTGCTTTGTATGTAAAACGCATTTCATTGCTAGAAGCATGATAAAATAAATTATAAAAATTATTAGAATCTACTCTTGCTTGGAATACTGCTCCTGTCGTACTCATAGTGTTAAGTTTGACCCAGGCTATAATTGTACCCTGCGTTCTATCTAAACTACTAGCAACTGCATCTACAGTTACAGATTCATCAGTTCCATTAAAACCTAAAGCCCAGATATTATCATAAAGATATCCGCTTGTTGTTAAGCTGTTTCCTAATTTTAATGATAATGCCATATTATTCTACGTATGCTATACCAATACCTGAAGTAAGGGTAATAGCAGTTATATTCATGTATAACACAGTTCCAGCAGGGATCGTAGTTTGTAAAGCGCTTTCGCCTGTTGCATTTGCTACTGTTATTGCTGAAATAACTGAAGTTACAGGAAAATGAACAGCATAATAGTCTTTACTCGTTTGTGCTGCTGTTGTAAATATTTCTGTTGTACCTTTTCCTAATTGTTCTGTTAATAGTTGTTGAACGTTTTCTATTGCCATTGTTTATTTTTTTATTGTCCGTAATATATGTAATTAGTGCCAGATGGTTCAGGATGTTGCGTATATTGTACTTGTGCTGTTCCTGTTAAATCTGACATATTTAATTTTCCTATTGCTACTAATCCTTGCACCACCCCATGTGTAGGTCCTACAGGTAGTATATCATCTTCAGTTACAGGTGCGTTTCCTGCACTTATTGCAACTGCTCCAGTCCATGAAACTTCATAAACTTCATATTTGTAATATCCTGACGGTATAAGTTTTGTGTCACCTGTATAAACATCAGGCGTAGCGTTATAAGTAAATGACATTTTTGTATATCTATCGTATATTAAATGATTATTAGGATAGGCATATTGAACTGATTTATCCATGTCATTAGTAAACTTTACTAAGTGTCTAATCTTATCAGAACCTGCTGAATTATCAATACGAGTGTCTTCTGTACTTATATATGCATCAAATGAAGATTGTGTTACTGCTTGGATCATATTATATAATAGAAAAACTGTTTAAATATTTGCATATAAAAGAAAAAGAGAGCCTAAGCCCTCTTAATCAAGAAAAATATGAAAACACTAATTAAAGTGAAGTATTATGATGTAGTAGGGAATGTTCCCGCTTTGTTAGTAAATCCTGCATTATCGAATGGTGCTGTTGTATAATCTTCTAAGAATGCAAAAGGAATTGCTTCTAAACCATCAAAGGTCAGAGTGTAACCATTACGATCTCCAAATGCTGCACCAGAATCGATTGTACCTGCATTTAAACTCATTCCATTTGTCATACCTAAAGCAACTAACACATCGTGACCATTAGCTAGAGTTGCATTAAGTTGAGCAAATATTCTTACCTGCGTTTGCCCTAATAACTTAATCTCCTCTTGGTCTTGTTGCGTTAATCTGTTAAGAACCATATTTACAGTAGGAGTATAGAAGATTGTGCCGTTTTCTACACTTCCTGTAATAGTATCTGTAATAGTTGTTGAACCTCTAGGCACAGTATATCTATATATAGTATTACCACCAAAATCAATAGTGTCGATAGTTGACTTATCAACTGCATCATAAGCAAAAGATGTAATCTCATCATAAACAGAGAAGTAGATGTATTTTACACCACCGCTGACTCTGTTACAATCTAATCCTCTTCCTTTTGTTAAATTTGTACACGCCATTGTTTTTTTGTTTTAAAAGTTAAAAACAGGGAGTATATTTCAACTCCCTATTTTGTAATATTATGATTGTCTTACGATATCTGCACCAACTCCAGAATTAACACCACCTGAATATCTAGCTACAAGTCTCATATTGTCTGAGCCATCGAGAGCTGACATATCCATTAAAGTGATTCTAGTTGCATCCGAAAGTAAATCCGTTCCATAGAATAGATTAGACTTTTCTGCTGCTACCATTTGGTTGTCTACCATACCAGGACAAACAGCAATCTTATAACCTTCAAATACAGGCTCGTAGTCTCCATTCATGTTATATGCGTTAACATATCCTAATGTAGATACTGCTGAAATATATAAAGCATAAGTTTTGTTGTTCATGTATATGTGTAAATCTTCTTTACCTAATATTGCAGGTACGTTACTAGCCATATCAGAAGTTAAAGTCTGTAAGTTAGCTATAATGTTTGCTGCAGTATAAGCACCAGAAGCTGCTGATTGAATTACAGTTGCATCTTGTGCAGGTAATAAATATCCTGCTGCTGATACAAATCCTTCAAATTCACCATTTGTTGCTTCTGTACCATTCCATATAGAATTTTCAGTTGCTTGTGCAATAATTTCTCCCATATAAGAGATTACATAATCCTCAAATGATGGTGGTGGTGGTGCGCCTGCACCTGCTCTCATTTCAAGAGCTTCCCAAGATGTAAGTAATGTTTTCTTACAAAGGTCAAGATTAATTTGTAAATTCTTTGGAGTAAGAACTTTTTCTGTCATAGCAAGAGTTCCATGATCAGTAAAGTCGCAAGTTGCGTCCCTAACTACTGTTGAACCTGCCATACGTTGTATATTAGATTTAAATTTCACGTTTTCCATTGTAGTGATAAAATCTAATGATTTTGCTTCTTTAAGTGCTGCTGCTATGTAGAACCCAGCTGCCTTACCTGCAAAATTTGATGTTACGTTAAATGCCATTTTTTTATTTGTTTTTTAGTTAATATTTATTTATTTAAGTTGTATAAGAATCTTTCTCTTTTAGAAAGTTTATTATAATTTTTTTTGCTTAATACAGGTCTTTCAGAACTGAATTTATTTACATTTACTGGACTGTCAGCAGGTTTTGCGTTTAGTTCAGTTTTTAATTTTTCGTTTTCTGCTTTAAGCTCTTCTAAAGATAATTCAGTTTTAGTTTCTTCAACTGTTTCTTCTTTAGTTTCTTCTTTAGTTTCTTCAGACATTTCCTCAACATCTCCAGATTCTCCAATTTGCTTTTTAATATCAGCAATTGCGTCTTCAAGGTTTTCTACTTTGTCTTTCATTTCTTCATAGGTTTTTGCCCAATCAGTTTCTTCAGCTTCAGATTCATAATCATCTTCATCTTTCTTGCCTAAATCTGTTGCCATTTCCTCTTCTTTTGTGTCTTCTTCTTCAGTTTCTGATTCCATAACTTCTGAAACTACGCCATCCTCCTCTACACGGAAGCTTACACCATCTTGCGTCTTATACGTGCCTGTCGGTAATGGGATAGTTGTTCCATCTTCAGTAAGAACGCTAATGTCTACTCCTGATTCTAACTCTTCAGCAGTAGAAACAAAAATTGTTCCGTCTTCAGATTTTGATTGCCATCCTAATGTCACCTCGTCTGATTCTAGACCAAGTGCGATTTTTATTTGCTTTTTTATGTCCATAATTGTATTCTTAAATTTAAGTTGATATTATATAATAGATATATAGTTTATTTATTTGATTTTTCAGCTTCTTGTATAATCTCATTCAAAGCTGTAAGTATTTCTTCGTCTGTTGGCTGTTGTTCTGACATATTCTCCATCTTATCAACAAAGTAACCCTCTATGCTTAACCCTTTCAATTCACCTGCTTTGATTTTATTCCATAATTCGTCATTTTCTATCTTCATCTTAACGAACCAAGTACCATTCGGCAGGTCATATCCGTATAACTTAGATTTGTCTTGATCGCCTTCTTTTACCCAAGATTCAACAGTTAAAACACCAGCTACCCTATCTTGATGTTCGTAAGTTGCTTTATGGTGATTATTGTGCTTTAAATATAGTTCAGCAGCTTTACGTACTGTTTCAGGACTAAAATACACGTAGTATTCTTGATCTGTGTTAGGGTCGTATCTAAATATCTGTTTATTCGGTATAAGCGCTGGACTTACAAGCATTCTTTTTTCTTCATCTACTTTAGCGAAAGTCAAATTGTGTTTATCTTTTCCTAAAGTAAACAAAGTCTTGTTCAATAGCAGGTGCAGAAACTAAACTGATAGCATCTATTGCCAAAGCTTCATTATTATCTTCTATTATTAATTCTACGATTTTAGTGGCTTTCTTAATCATTTCTTCGTAGTTTTTTGGGTTTGCTTTTTCGCATTCCTCTATAGTGTCATACTTGCATTCGCCAGTATTTCCCCATTTATATTTTCCGTCTTTACATTTTTTACAAGGCATATTATATTATAGATTTATTATTAATTTATTTGTTTTTTATATTACTGCATTACGTCTTATTGTGCTTAATTTGTCTTGACCTTCTGTTACATCATCTGTAACTACAAAGGCTTTTACAGGTTCTTGTTCTTGAGCAGGTGCTGATAATTCAAACTTACCTGATTGCATATCTGGAGCAGGT